CGCCATGACAGGCTGCGCTACGTCCACGGCGCGTGCCTTGTAATCACGGCTCGAGTTCTGCGGCATGATCGACCACGCGACGTAGGTTTGCTCGACTTGGTTGCCGCCAGAGTTGGCGCCGAGGCTGTTCGACACTGCGACCTGGCGGATCTGCATTGCCATAGGACTGGCCCCGTTTACACCTGACCCAGCCGTCCCGATTGTCGCTGCAACCTCGCCAGTTATGATTCCGTTATAGCAGTCAACGCCAATCGTGACAGGCACAAGCGGCGTTCCCCGTCCCGTCCCATTTTCACTCGCGTCAAAGCCATCAGCGCGCAGGGAGTGGGTAACGAACGTCTCACTTTCACCGTCAATGCGACCGACGCCGCCCTTGGCGTTTAAAGCCCTAGCGATTAGATGACCGGCCTGAGCTTGGTTATCGTCCGCGCCGCATGTTCCAACGCCGTTTGCAGTGAGCGCGGCAACTCCCGGCCCCGCTTGGCGGCGCGGCGCAGTATCCCCGCGCAGGCTTTCGCGCTCAAAAAGAACCGCTGCGGCACGTCGCCAGTCTCCAAGGTGTCCGACAACGAACACACGGCGGCGGCGCTGGGCCACTCCGAAGTACTGAGCGTCAAGCACTCGATAGGCGAACCCATACCCGAGTTCTGCCAAGCCCCCGAGGATGGAACCAAAGTCCCGTCCTCCGTTCGATGACAGTACACCGGGGACGTTCTCCCAAACCACCCATCGGGCGCGTGAGCGGCGAGCAAGTTGAAGAAACGCGAGGGCCAGGTTGCCACGCGCGTCGCCCAAGCCGCCCCGCAATCCTGCGATCGAAAAGCTCTGGCAGGGGGTTCCGCCGACAAGAAGGTCAATTGGTTCATATTCGCCCTCGCGAATGGTGGTGAAGTCCCCATGCAACGGCACATCGGGATAGTGGTGCGCGAGGACCGCCCGCGGGAATTTGTCGATCTCGGAATAGAAGGCCGGCCGCCAGCCGAGCGGATGCCATGCGACCGTGGCCGCTTCGATGCCGGAACAGACTGAGCCGTACCGCATCAGGCCCTCGCGATCTTTACGAGGGGGGATACGAGGGGGATTTGGCCCGCCGCCGGTTCACTATCGGTCATGGTCCTACGTCCCCGTGGGTGTGGGAGCGGGCTTCTCGGTGAGGAGGGCGAGGATGGCGTTGACTTCGTATTCAGTTCGCCTGTCTCTATCCAAACTTTCCGAATTGAACCAATCGACACGCGCTTGTTGTAATGCCGATTCGATCTGCTCCCGCGTGACCGTCTGTGCCTGGGGTGGCGTCTGACTGGCGCGGAGGTGGTCACGCAAAGCTCTGGCGACCGTTGCGTTTCTGCTCCACCCGCCAACTTGATGGTTTTCAGCGATCATTTCGTCGCACAGTTTCAGCAGTTCTTCTGCGGTCATACGTTCTTCGCTCATGTGGTCACCGTGAAGGGATGGAGGGCTTCGTCCATATCGGGAAGTAACTGCGTCAGGCCGGGGTGTCCGCCCAGTATCCAGCCCTTTTCGGTACGGCACGCGCGCACCTTGGCGAGCGTTTCGGCGCACTTAACCAGGGCACGAATAATATCTGTGTCCGACGTGTACTCGCTCAGGTCGTCCATATAGCGCGTGCTGCCTGAGCGAAGGTCGCAGGCTTCCTCGTATGCTTTCTCAGCCGCTTCTTTCAGGGCCTTCAGGTCAATACGTTCAGTCATTTGTCGTGTCCCTTCGTGGTTAGCCGTCGCCGTAGCCGGAGCCGTAGCCGGAGCCGGAGCCGTAGCCGGAGCCGTAGCCGTCGCCGTAGCCGTCGCCGTCGCCGTAGCCGGAGCCGGAGCCGTAGCCGGAGCCGTAGCCGTCGCCGTCGCCGTAGCCGGAGCCGGAGCCGTAGCCGTAGCCGTAGCCGGAGCCGTAGCCGGAGCCGTAGCCGTCGCCGTAGCCGTCGCCGTCGCCGTAGCCGGAGCCGGAGCCGTAGCCGGAGCCGTAGCCGTCGCCGTAGCCGTCGCCGTCGCCGTAGCCGGAGCCGGAGCCGTAGCCGTAGCCGTAGCCGGAGCCGTAGCCGGAGCCGTAGCCGTCATAAATTTTGGGTTCCATCACTTGCCCCACGATTGGCCGCGCAAGCACTTTTCACCCTTGTTCGACGTTGGGATGATTTCGATTGCCTGCGTAAGAATAACGGTCGGTGTTTCCTCGGAAATCTTCGAGGCTTTATCGACGCCATTCAAAGCCACCTCATGCAGCGTGTTCGCGCCCTGCCATTGCCAGATGCGCTTGGCTTCTGTCAGAACGACCTCCTGGCCATTGCGGGACTTCAAAACGCCCACATGCACGCCCGCCGAATACGTGCGGACAACCACGTATTTTCCGGTGAACTCGCAGCACGACGAAGATTGCGCCGACTGATTGCCGCCGAACATGCACGCCAGTTTCCGGGCTTCTCCGATAGTCAGATCATCAAGGTTCATAGGCTTATTCCTTTTCTGCTTGAGGGGTAGGGGTAGGGCTTGGCAAGGACGCGCTTAGGCGCGTTGACGCTACAAACTTCTTGCCGGCCTCTGTAGTTGTGATCCACTTCCGCCATAAGCGGTCGGCCACCTGGAGCATCTTGAACCGATGCCGCATCTCGAATGACTGTTCGCCAATCGAGTGCTGTTCATGGTGATGCCACTCACAGAGCGGAATGGCAAAGTTGTCGCCTGGCTTCATGCCTACGCCGCCATCAGATCCACGGCGCACATGAGCGGCCTGGATTTTACCACCGCATCCCGTGGGGTCGTTCTCAACACAGGCGCAGTTATAGCCGCGAATGTGCTGGAGGAATGACGGGCAACGAATCGGGGCGTCCTCTTTCGGGGCCATCATGCGGGGGCGGGTTCTGCGCTTCGGTATCAACGTGCGAACTCCCTCAGTTCAAAGTCAGTGCGGAGCGCGTCAAAGCGGGCGGCGGCTTCGGGGTCGGTGTCGAGGTTTTTCTTCTCTTTGATCGCCAATGTTGCCTTTAAGATTCGGTTGGCAGATTCGTAACCATCATTCGTTCCGCGCTGTGAGCCCATCACGCCAAGCCATTTCTGAACCTCAACGTCCTGGCACATCAGGAAGGCAACGCTCGACCGCTTACGCGCAGCCTTCTCGACCGCCACGGGTTCCACGGCCTTCTCTGGAACGGTAGGCGCATTAAGCGCCTCTACGTCCATCCTCGCCACCGCCACATGCACAGGGTTAGCCCTATCAGGAGCCCCGAACAGTCGGAGGAACTCGTTTGAGTGTTCGATGGGAATGTCGATTGAAATTCTGGCCACCTTAAATCCGGCCATGAATTTACAATCGACGTAGACCCCTTGCATGACGGCGGGTTTGTCGGTCACTGGGTCACCTATCAAAAAGGCACGTCATCCTGGTACATATCGTCGCCACGGGTAGCGCGCCCACGATCCGCCACCGGCTTGTCATCCCGATTGCCGCCGCCGTGGAGTTTCACTTCCATCACCGAAAGCTCGATCTGACCGCGCGGCTCTTTGGTAGTCTTGTCAGCCCACACTCCAACAACGGGCTCGCCCACGACCTCGACCAGTGAGCCCTTGGAAAGCATTTCCGCCAACTTGGTAGCGCGCTTGCCGAAGATAGCGCATTTCACCCAATGGCTTTTCTTCTTGTCGCCATACCCGGTGTCGTAGGCCATTGACCAAGAACAGACCTCTGTTCCGTTGCTGAGTGTTTTCAATTCGGCGTCTTTGCCGAGGCGTCCTGTGCAGATAAATGTGGCCATTTTGATTGCTCCTATTCGGCGGCTTGCTTGGAGTGTTGGCCGACCTTCATGTCGTAAGCAGCGGCGCAGCTTTCGTAGAGTTCCTTGGAGAGGCTCTCCAAGTTGGCCTTGTTGTCATCGTGGAGCTTGGTCGCGGCCTGGACGTCAGGAGCTTTCGCCATGCGTTCCACGAACTTCTTGGCGAATTCCTCGGGCGTCTTGGCTGTGAGCGTCCACGGAACGTCAGCGGACTTCGGAGCGGTCGGTTGCGCGGGCAGGCGTCCGCCGCCATTGCCAGACACGGCAGCGTTGCCATCGTCATCTTCATCGGAGCAGACGCCAAGCGCCGACGCCAAGCTGTAACGGCGGGCATATGTGGCGGCCGAGCCGAGCCCCTGCGCGTCCTGCTTGCCGGCAGGAACATAGAGCGGGCCGAACTCCATCCATTGCCCGGTTTTGTGAACAACGCGGGTAATGACAGTCACACCGCCGTCAGCGTTTCCGACCTCTTGCAGCACCGAAAGTCCGGCCTTTGCAAACGGAACGCGGATTGCCTCAAACACGCTGGCAAGGTCGGCATACTTCGACTTGAAGTGCGGGTTGGTCGCGTCTTTGACGGCGGGTTTCATTTCGCCCTGGGCTACGGCAAGCGCGGCGCAGATGGCGTCGATTGCTTCAGATGTTCTCATTACGCGGTTTCCTTCTTTGCTTTGAGTTCCTTGATCGTGCATCCACGACCGTCTTTGACGATTTCGATTCCGTGGCCGTAACCGCGGCGCATGTCGGGTTCCATGAGGGCCTTCAGATCCTTTGCGGCCTTCTCAAATTCCTTGGCTTGGTCGCGGAGCATCAGCCAATCCGAGGCGCGGACAGCCCATGTGTTATTGGCGCGCATATCAACGTCTCGGGTCGGCGGAACGAGTTCCGGCGCGTTGATGGTCTTGGCCGTGTCAATCTCGATATCCATCACGACATGGTTCCAGAACACTTGTTCGACCTTGATAAGGTGGGCGATGTAATCCTCGTCGCGCTCGACCTTGCGCCATTCGTGGCGATCCGAGCCGATGAAAACCGAGAGGTAGCAAGCCTGCGCGCCGTAGACGGCCATGTTGTGCTGTAGCTGGGGGAAGTAGCGCACCAAGGCATCATCGAACTTGGTGAACGAGTTGCAGTGCTTGCATTCCACAATGTCGATGGCGTCGTTATCGCCACCCGTGAACCCGTCGATATTGGCGCGCATGAACGCATGTTCGGGGTGGATGTGAGTGCCACCAGGCAGGACCGGCTTGCCGATGGCGTAGGAAAGCCACAGGCGGTTAAGAGGTTCGGTCCATGAGCCCATCTGGACAGGCAGAACCTTCGTCAGATCGTCGGACGCCTGCCGGCCAAGCTTCTCAAGGCGCAGAACTTCCAGTTCCTCGCGCACGCCCTTTGCGATTTTCACCGCGTCCGAGCCGCCGACGCCCAGCGCGCGGGCTGAGTGCCAGTCCGGCCCGTGGTCCAGTAGACCCCCCGCTTCCATATCCCCGATGTGCATGTTCATTTCCTTCTGTTTCATCGTCGGGGATCGACCCCAACTCGTCAGTGCATCGCAAATTCACGAAGCCGAGCACGGCTATACAATCCCAACCAAAGCGCGGAACCAGTACGGGATCCATCCCCATCTTTTGTGGAACTTCTTACGCATTGGCTTGCCTTCGATGAGACACATGGAAAGAGGTACGCTCACGTCACAACCCAAAGGGCAAAGAACAGACCCATGATGGCCAACAGGCTTAGAAAGTTGCCGGCGACTTGATAGAAGTTCATGGCCTACTCCGCCGCGTCCAGGCGTGCTTGTGCGTCGTTTACAAGGTCGACCCACATCTGAAGTTCTTCGTCTTTCAGTGAGATGCGCCACGTAACATTGTCACGGCGCTTTCCCTCGGGGAGTGCGTCACGCGCTGCGATATCTTCGGCAATCTCGCGGGTGATCCGGTCGCGGTTCATGTTCCCGACGCGGACGCGTTGCTGGTATCCCATGGCGTCCAGCTTGGGGGCCGGATCAATAGCCGCCAGGATCGGTGCAAAAATCGGATGTACGTTGTTCATGGCCTAGCCCTCAATCCGTTCGCAGCCTGCGCCGCCGCGCCAGACCTGGGTGGCCGCGACGAACGCTTTGGTGCGAAGCCACTTGGCCCAATTCTTCGCCTTGCGTTCAGTCTCGAAGTAAGCGGAACGTTCGATTGCGCCGGTCTGGTTGGTAAAGGTGACTTCGTAGATCATGTGGGCTGCTCTCCGTCTGTGTGTTCGTGTCCAGAGATTGCGCCTTGTGCAAGCCAGTGTCCAGAACTATTTTGGCTCGCGGTGCAAAATAATTTGCAACCCCAAAAAAAACCGCTTGCAATCCCTTAGCACAAGGCGCAAGGTTCCGGCATGACATTAGATCAATACCTGACACGCAACAAAATGACCGCAACCGAGATGGCTCAGACCCTCGGCCGCGCCATTTCCACAATAACCCGCATCCGTAAGGGTGAAATCAAGCCGGATTTCGACACAATTCAAGAACTTGTCGATGTGACGGAAGGCCTGGTTACGCCCAATGACTTTTTTGTGATGCCGGCCAAGAAGACGCGCAAATGAACCAGACTACCGCGCATGGACCCGCACTTGCGCGGCGCTCTCATGGGGTATCAGTCCCCGGCGCTCCCATGAGAGCAACCTTTTCAGACGCGTGCGCTGGCCCCCTGGCCCACGCCGCCCTCGGTAGTCACTCCGTCCACTGGTCCTCAGCTACCGAGGGCACCCCCATCCGTGATGCCCGGTTGGCATTGGCTGTTTGGCAGGGTCAGTACGCTGCCTGTGATCGTCTCCACGACTTGAGCGCCCGTTACTTGCAACCGTGTGTAAGCTACCCACGGAAGCCGGTAACGGGCCTTTTTTAGGCATAGAACACAAGGGGACGGGGGAATGTTTAGGACAATCAAGCGTTTCTGGACCCGGTACGTACTACGACGCGAAGCCGCTCGCCTTTCTACAACTGAGCGCGCGGCGCGGGGTGTGGCTCCGGTTCAACGGATTAACAAAGGCCGTCCCGTTCATGTTCCAGCGGGGAAAAAATAATGTCGGCGGGCTTCATGATTCCGGCAGCTAACGTGAAGCGTGCCACGGCTAAGAAAGCACGGGCAAATGGGAAGCGGGCGCGTAGACGCCCCGAAGCTCTCATCCAAGAGAGCGTGTGCCAGTACCTTGCCCTTCAGGAGCGCCAGGGTCGGCTGCTCTGGTTTGCGGTCCCCAATGGTGGATCGCGCAACCTGTTGGAAGCGGTGAACTTGAAGCGGCAAGGAGTTCGCGGGGGCGTTCCAGACCTGGTAATCGTGCCCAAGGTCGGACCTGTCTGCTTCATCGAACTCAAATCCAAAGATGGCACGCTGTCCAAGCTGCAAAGCCTCTGGCTTGAGAGCCTGTCTTTGTACGGATGCCCCGTAGCTGTGTGCCGGTCACTTGATGAGGTTATGCAATTCCTATTCGAGCAGGGCGTTATTCGAGAAGTCTTCTAAACCTACCGTGCCGGATGCGACGGAAACAGCATTCATTAGCCATCAACACAAGGAAAACCGTATGGCAAAGACAGAAAGAACGACGGACGGCCTACGTCTCGCTTTGTTCGAAGAACTCGACAATCTTCGTGCCGGCAAGACCACCCCGCAAAAGGCGAGCGCAATGGCCCGATTGGCGTCCACCATCGTCATGGCGAGCAAGCTTGATATTGAATATCAGCGGTTCGTATCTGCCGGCGAAAGCCAGCTGACTGCAGGAAGCCCTCGCGTCCCGAGCCTTAAGCTTGTGAAAGCCGCTTAGGTGATTTTGCCCCTCCAGCGTTGGCATGACCATCCGGGCGGCGTGTCCTTAGAGGACGCGCTTTTATTGGTTTGGTTGATGCCGGAATGGAATTGGATGCGCGATGAAGGCGTCCGCGCCGATTCTTTGCTGGAGGGGTTGCCGTCTCGGTTTAGATCGCACGAATTTAGGTTGAGCAAAGACCCAATGTTGCCGAAGCGCGCTGTTTCAAGCGCCGTGTCGCGCCCGTACGTGAGATGCCAAGCGTGCAATCGCAGAAAAATTGTATGGGCGGTCAATCACACCAGCAAACAGAACCACATACTTGCCGAGCTTCGCCGCTTTAATTCAGACATTTACGACGCGATTACGGGTCGGACGCACGTTGCTGTGTGTACGTGGTGTTCAAAGAAATACCGCGAAGAACCAGAGATGTTTTTGGTTCGATTGCTGAAAAAACAGGTCAAGGCCGCATGACCACCTTCTTTGCCAGCGTCGTCATGGGTTACCTCGGCCTCTCAGCCTACACGCGGAGAGAGTTTTACAGGCTGCTTGTGGCTTTCCTAACTGGTGCAATCGCTGCTTATCCGTGGGGTGCTTAATGGACCTTCATTCATTTCTCGCCGGCTTCGCATTTATGGGCTTCCTGATGATGTTCCTGGCCGTGGGTCTAATCATGTGGATGGGCAGACCATGACCGTCATCCAATGGATTTATGCCGATCAAGTCGATGCGTATCTGTCTCAAGGATGGATCGTAACCAAGATGATGGCGCACCACGGCGCGCGTAAAGCAGGGCGCAATTTTATGGCGGTTATAGAGTTATGAAGTACTCAGATTTTCTGGCCGGCAAGGCAATTGTTGACCCCGACACTGGAATAAAAAACCCCGTAGGCTTGTCTCCTCATTTGCGCGGGTTTCAGCGCGATATTACGAAGTGGGCACTACGTCGCGGCAGGGCTGCAATCTTTGCCGGCACGGGTCTTGGTAAGAGCTTCATGGAGTTGGAGTGGTGCAAGGCGGTCGCCGCCCACACTGGCAAGCCGTCACTGATCCTGACACCGCTCGCTGTCGCCGCTCAATTCGTGACAGAGGGCGAGAAGTGGGGAAACCCAGTAACGCACGCTCGCACTGGCGACGATATTCGTCCCGGCATTAACGTCACGAATTACGAAAAGCTTGAACACTTTGATATATCTCAATTCGGTGCCATCGTTCTGGATGAAAGCTCAATCCTTAAATCCTACGATGGCAAAACCCGTTCCCTTCTAATCAACACATGCAAGCAAGTTCCGTTCCGGCTGGCTGCGAGTGCAACCCCGGCGCCGAATGATTTTATGGAGCTTGGCAACCATGCCGAGTTCCTCGGTGTCATGTCTTACACAGACATGCTCGCCACGTTCTTTATGCACGATTCGAGCGAGACGCAGACATGGCGCCTGCGTGGTCATGCCGAGCAACCGTTCTGGCGCTGGATGTGCTCATGGGCCGTAACCCTTCGTAAGCCTTCCGACCTTGGATATGAAAACGGAGGATACGACCTCCCGCCCCTAAACCAGATCGAACACCGCGTCGATGTTGCCTACGCCCCATCCCAGGATAGCGGGATGCTATTCCCGATGGAGGCACAGACCCTTTCAGAACGCCTCGGGGCGCGACGTGGGAGCATCAAGGAGCGCGTTGCTAAAGCCGCTGCTGTTACCCCATCCGACCGCCCGTTCGTGTGGTGGTGCAACCTCAATGCGGAAGCGGAGGCATTGTGCGCGGCTATTCCAGATGCCGTCGAAGTTCGTGGATCTGATAGCGAGCGCGAGAAGGAACGCAAACTAGCGGAGTTCGCAGCTGGAAAAATCCGCGTACTTGTGACGAAGCCTTCTATCTGCGGGTGGGGCCTAAACTGGCAGCATTGCGCCGACACTGGATTTGTCGGCCTCTCCGATAGCTTTGAGCAAGTCTATCAGGCCATCCGTCGTTTCTGGCGCTTTGGGCAAACCAATCAAGTCACGGCGCACTTCATTGCCGCCGAAACCGAGGGCGCGGTAGTCGCCAATATCCGCCGCAAAGAACAACAGGCCGATCACATGGTCAGTTCGATGATTGACCATATGCGGGATTTGAACAGCGCGGCCATCGCGGGGACGACGAGAGACAAGGCTTCATATTTTCCGACAACCAAAATGGGGATGCCACAATGGATCGCAGCGTAGAGACAATCGACCAAGTTATAACATCTGACTACGCCATTTACCTTGGCGACAGTTGCGAGCTTTTGCAGGGTATCCCGTCCGACAGCATCGGGTTCGGGATTCACTCTCCGCCGTTTGAGGGGCTGTATAAATTCAGCAATTCAGAACGCGACGTTTCAAACTCCGAAGGGCCGCAATTCTGGCAGCACTACGGGTTCATCATCTCTGAATTGCTCCGCGTGACAAAGCCGGGTCGCCTTCATTCGGTCCATTGCATGAACCTCCCCACGTCGAAGATTAGGGACGGGTTCATTGGGATGCGTGACTTCCGCGGCGAAGTCGTGAGGGCTTACGAGGAAGCCGGCTGGCACATGCACTCGGAAGTGTGCATCTGGAAGGATCCCGTAGTCGCTCAGCAGCGCACAAAATCAATCCGGCTTTTGCACAAGCAAGTCGTAAAGGATTCGACGCTGTCAGGGCAGGGCCTTGCCGATTACATCGTGACGTTCCGCAAGCCAGGCGAGAACGCAGACCGTGTCTCGGGATGCTTCGACCAGTACATCGGGCCGGAAGATCAAGAACCCTCGAGGGCAAAGTACACATCCGAGATGGATGGCCGGAATTGGTACTCCATCGAAGTATGGCAGCGTTACGCATCTCCGGTCTGGATGGATATTCGCCAGGGCCGCGTTCTGCCGTTCCGGGGCGGTCGAGACGAAGATGATGAAGTCCACATCTCACCGCTGCAGCTCGATGTTATCGAGCGTTGCATCGACCTTTGGAGCAACCCCGGCGATACCGTTATTACCCCGTTTATGGGTGTTGGTTCTGAGGTCTATTGCGCCGTTCAGATGGGCCGCAAGGGGCTTGGGATCGAACTGAAGCCAAGCTACTTCCGGCAAGCCGTCGAGAACGTAGCCAATGCCAGCGCGAGTAAAAACGATATGCCGTTGTTCGCGGTGATTAATGGGGGCGCGGCATGACACCCGCACTATGCAAGCGCGCCGAGCGTGCCGTTACTTACGCTAATGGGTCCGCCGCTCGTCACAAGGCATCATTGCGTAAACGCCGAGAGGCTCAACGTCTTGTCGCCCTGTGTCTCGTCCAAGAGATCAGGTCAAAAGGCGGATACGTTCCGAGGAAGATCGAAACCGTACTGAGGGGGAACTAATGCCAAACATCAGCAGAGGCCGCGCCGCGCTTACATGGTACGCGGATCGTGAAAAGAGGGCCGAACTAAAGGACGCAGAGAAAGCCGCTAAGTCGGCCCAAAATAAGGGCCTACAGCGCAAGTCCATGAAGTACCCAGGCTCATACACTGAGCATGAAAGAGAAGTCCTGCGGGCTTATTATTCGACGTTGGGGGCCGATCTACTGGCCGAGCGCCTTGGACGTACCCCGGCAAGTGTCGGGACCGAGGCCAATAGCATGGGCCTGAGGTTTGGCAAATGATCGGCCCCGTATCTCGGATCATGGAAGAAGTCGCGCGCAAGCACGGGCTTACCATCGAGGACCTAAAGAAGCGCACCACCAGCCCGCGCTACGCCTGGCCGCGTCAGGAGGTGATGTACCGCTGCGTCACCGAAACCAAGGCACCGTATCGCACCATTGCGGCTGCGCTTGGACTGAAGGATCACAAATCAGTGGTGGTTGGCGTACCACTCCACGCGGAGCGGCTTGTGTGGCTTACCAAGATGACCAGCCAGTTATCCCCACTGCGCTGAGATATCCACAGGAAAGACTATTTTACTTCAACGTCCTGTAGGGCATCCTAATGCGCGAGGTGAACACAAATGGCACGACCTGACACATGGATGCCGATGTACTGGCGAGACTTCTGGGCGGATACCGGCCACCTGTCACCCGTTGAAGGATGGGCCTACATCAACCTGATTGGTGCTTACTGGACCATTGGAGGCCCGCTAGAGAACGATGACGCTCGACTTGCTAGGCAGGCCAAGGTCAGCCCGAAGGAATGGAAGGCGGCGCGTCCTGCCGTTATCGCGTTCTTTTCCGTGGATGACAAACTGATCCATCAGAAGCGGATTGACGCCGAGCTTGCCGTAGCCGTAGCCAGACACGCAGCTAAGGTCAAAGCAGGGACAAACGGAGCGCAAAAGAGATGGCAAAACGATAGCAGAGCTATAGCAGACCCATCTCTCAGCCATAAGCAAACCGATGCACAACTACAACCACACTCATCTAACGATGAGACAGAAGCTAAAGCTTCTGTGGCGCAAGCGCCCAAATCCACGAAAGGAACTCGTCTTGCAAACGATTGGAAACCTAGTGAAGCAGATCGAACCTATGGCCGTAAACTCGGATACGCAGATACGGAGTTCGACGCGGAGTGCGGAGAGTTTAGAGCCTATTTCACAGGGCCAAACGCCACCAAGCCGGTCAAAAAATGTTGGGCTAGTGCCCTTGAACGATGGCTTCGCGAAAACGCCAGCCGCCGTTTTGCGAAGCGCAATCGCCCAGGACAGTCCGGCGGAAACAAACGCGGCCCTGGAAGCATACTTGCCGCGCTCGGTTCGGTCTTGGATCGACAGGACGGAAACTCGCGAGACGTGGGAGAAGTTGCCGAAAATGCGCCAGTATTTACCGGAGCCGACGCGCCCGGAACCTCTGCCGCAGGACGAGCATCAGAAGGCTTTGGCGGCGGTGAAGGCAACGTTATCAACGGTGAATGGAGCCGAGTGCAGGAAGCTCCTAGCGGAGATGAAATACCTCACGCGGCAGCGGGCGGAATCTACTGAGGACATTGCCGCGCAGATCGAGATTTACGCGCGGAAGATGGAATCATACCCAGCCGATATTGTGCGCTACGTGATTAAAACGCAGATTGACAACAGCCCGTGGTGGCCGGCATGGAACGAACTCAAGGACAGGCTTGATTTGTTTCTGAGCGCCCGGAGCCGGAAGCTTATTGCGCTGACGACGCAGCCATGATTTACACCGGATCAGGCGACCTACCCCGTCATCTTTACGTCTACGTTGACCGCTCGTTTATTCGCCGCGACGGTACGGGATTTGAACCCGCTGTGTGGTTTGGCCTTACCGCAAAGTTTGGCGAGATGTGGGGCGCAAATTTGATGCTGGAATGTGGGGCGATCTACCGCAACGTTCCGTTGCACGCGCTGGCCTTTAGACCCAACCCGGACCCAGATTGGAGCGAACAAAGCGCCCAAGCTTGGGACTGCTACGGGGCTCAGTTCTCGGTGATCGAATACCGATATCTGACCAACGTACAGGCGGAAATCCGCAAGCCTGCAAAGCTGATGGGTTCGTACCTGTTCACGGCCATTCCGTTGTTTGACGGCTATACGCGCCACCCCGGCCAGTCGAAAGAGTTTGTGTTTCTTGAGCTTGAGAACGGGCGTTTGTCCTGTAAGTCCACGGACATGCTGATCTTCCACGACAAATCATTCTGCACGCCGTCGTGGCCGACCGATCTACGCCGGCAAGTGGACACCTACCATTGCGAAATGTCGGCTGTAGCGGACATTGTTGGGAAAAGGATCGAAGGATGACCAAGACAATCCCCGAAATAGACGATGAGATGGTTGAGCGTGCGTTTAGGTGGCTGAACGAAAACGCATGTTTTGGCGGTGAGCCGTTTTCGGAAAGCCGCCGTCAGGTTCGATGTGCATTGGAAGCCGCCCTTACAGAACCCGAGATAGAGGTGACTGAGACCATGGCCGAAGCTGGTTGGAGCGCGTCTTGCGAGGGATACAACAGCGCCATCAAAAGGAATGCCGCCGTCTACCGCGCCATGGTTAAGGCCGCGCCTGGGGGTATTCCTCACGCCATTAACTCTGTAACGATAATATGAAAATAGGCTTCATCGGCTTATCAAAAATTGCTGCCGGTTATGAGGATCCCAAAGAAACGCATTTAGGGGCGATCCTGCGCGCCAATCCAAAAGCCAACC